CACACGCTAGACGAGGCCATCAAGTTATGGAACACGCGCCATGACTGACAAGCTCAAGCCGGTTCAATTCCCCTTCACCTGCCGGTGCGGCGCCCGTCATGCCAAGCTTGCCACGGCGCGTTTCGATAGCCGTGACCGGCTGCATTATGACTGCACGTCCTGCAGGCCCCGCCCACCGTCGCCCAGGTGCGAGAGTGGCGGAAAGCTTAATTGCACTTGCGAAATATGCTTTTGAAAGGAATTAATGATGACACCAGAAACATCAGCCCGCCAAATGTTGGCAGAACTAATCAATAGCTGCGAGACAATCGAGCATTACCTGGACGCCATATGGGCCCAGCGCGTCCAAACTACCCCCACCGCATCGCCAGGCTGGCCATATCGGCCAAGCGTCGGGCTTGTCGAAAGCAAACTGAGGAAGATTAAATAATGCCCAAAAGCGCAGACTTTTTAACCCAAACTGCCTTAGTCATTAGGGAAAGGGGCGAGGCATACGGCACGCCCAGGGCGAACATGCAGGCCATTGCCGATCGATGGAACATGCTGCTCGCCGACAAGACCAAGATCACGCCGGCCATGGTTTGCCTTATGATGATTGATTTGAAGCTTGCTAGATGCCAGCACCGGATGGCGACTGACTCAGTGACTGATATCGCCGGCTATGCGGCCTGCCTGGCGGAGATTTTGAGCAATGAAGACTAGAGAAGAATTACTCGCGCACTTGGCCAAGATAGGGGCCGAAGGCGGTAAAAAGAGCAGGGGCTCGCGCAAGGTCAGGGGCGATGCTGCCTATTATGCCAACCTAAATGCCTTGCGGAAAAGCAAGGGCGGACCTAAAAAGAAGGACGCTAAGTAGCGCCATGCCGTAAGGCATTATGCGCGGCCCCTGTCTGGTTTTCTTGGCGGTTTTCCTGGCAGGGGCTTACTTAGATAATATCCACAACCCAGGCGACACCTGCCGGGCCATCTTTTCTTTCCCAAAATGCTTCAGCGCACGATTGACACCCCTAGTGGCATTGTCACGGTTGTTATCCGATATGGACATGCACGCTATCCGCATCTCTTCCACGCTGATCGGCTCGCCATGCTGCAACATGCGATAAATGATTGTCTGATATTTCTTATGCCGGCTATCTGCGTCCTGTAGCACAGCCGAAACGGCATCGTGGAACTTGGATACAAGCGATGAAACCGCATATCCCTGGTCATCGTCGGCTAGCTCAACACGCTCCATATCGAAATACAGATCAGACATCTTTTCTCCGTCCTTCTGCTTGCTGGTCGATAGCTTAGCCGTGAACTTTTCCGGGTCCGGGCGATGCACGCCCAGCATAAAGTCTGTGTTGGCGGTCAGGGCCGACGAGCCTCTGGGCCTCTCAGCAGCTGCGTGGCCGGTATGATGGATCACCAACACGGTGCAGCCAAACTGCGCCCTGATGTCGCCCAAGGCGCGCAGGTAGGCCGACACATCGCTGGAGCTATTCTCGTCTCCAGCGTAGGTCTGTGCCAGGGTGTCTACGACCACCAAAACTGGCGGTTTAGGCTGCATTTCAATAGCCTTTTTCAGCATGTCGATCTCTTCTTTAAGAGACAGCAGCAAAGGCTGAATAACAATCCCGACATCGGTTAAGGGATAGGCGCAATGCTCTTTCTGCCAAGCCTGGATGCGGCGTCCGATGCCAGCACCGCCTTCGGCTGCGACATAGATAACCGGGCCTTGGACTACATCCTGTTTGGCAAACGGCATACCGCACGCGACATGCAGGGCCATATCCAAGGCGATAAAGCTCTTAAATGTTCCCGAAGCCCCGAAAACCATGCCCACAGAATTGCTAGCCACCAAGTTTCGCACAAGCCATCGCTGCGATTGAGTACGCTCGATCACCTGTTCAGGCGTCATAATCAGGCCTTCTGCGTTAATGGCAGGCCTATCTTCGGTATACTTAGCTTCGGCGCTTGCCACCATGCGGGGCAGTTCAGGCCCGAAGCGCGCCTCCCAGCGGTCAAGCTCAGGCCCGACTTCCGGCTTGATCGTCAGCATCAAGGATCGCAGGAAGTTCACCACTGCGCCTGGGCGCATGCCGGCGGCCACCATGCCGGCGGAAAGCTTTAGCAGGGGCTCATGGTAGTCACGCTCCTCCGGGTTAGGATGCATTAGCGACTTGATGTAATCTGTCGCTGTGCCTGTCGCGTTGCCCATTGAAACAGATTTGGCCGGATTGTCTTTGTAGGCGTAATTACGGATCTGTTCTAGGTCCAGGTTAAACGTCGCAACAGCATCGGCCAGGCTGTATGGTTCTTTCAGATCGCAATACAGCAGGCGCTGTTCCCAGATGCCTGTATCGCGTTTCTTGGTGTTACAGCCTACCGGGCAGCGTCCATAGCGCACCAATGAATTACCGTTGCTGTCTGCCTTGATGTAGCTTTTGGCCACCATCGCTTGCAGCACAGCGTCCAACAGTGGCGCATTTCGAGTATCTGGGTCTGCTGGATCTAACAGAATTCCGATCTGATAATTGGCCGGCGATGTTTCCAGAATGTATGAAGCCGGGCCGTCAAGGCGATGGATGTCTGCATCATCAGCCAGCAAAACGACCATGCGTTTAAATGCATCTTTGGTCCGCCGACGCCTGGTATCAGGCACTTCCATAACAGACACGCAAAAGAAGTTGTTATCCTCCTGGCGCTTATCGATAAATATGTCTTCATTGGGCGTGCCAAGCCATGGGCTGCCTGCCCACATGCCGGATTTACTAAAGTTTGGATCTACCGAAAAAGATGTAGTCCAGCCATAGTCGTCCCCTAGCTGGCCATAGATGGCCGCCAGAAACTCACTATTCTTCATGTGTGCAGCCTTATTTGGAACTTACTAGATCTTGTAGGCTTATCTTTATGTTGTGCTTGGCTGCATGTTTTAGGATGGCTGGGAAATGGCGCTGTGGGATTGTGCCGTTGGTCCCAGGCGTAGGGACCATCCAGCGGCTGACTGAGCTAAGGTTGATTTTGAGGAGCTTGGCTGTTTTGGTCACGCCGCCGAGGCGACGAATTGTTGAATAAGCCGGTTCACATCGGCCTTTTATATGTGCCATGATTAAGCCCTTCTTAGTGATTCGCCGATTATGCACGCCCATTAATCTTGTGCAACAGGCATTTTACCAAAAAAACATCTTGCGCGCCACTGAACAACCATGCTACGCCACCAGCCGACAAGGAAAACGCCATGACCCAATCCAACTTTGACACAATTCTAGACCAATTAGCTGAAGAATGGCTCGTCGCCAAAGAGGCAGAGCGCGAAGCCAATGCTGAGCGTATTAGAATAGAAGAACGAATTCTTGAGCTGGTGCCGCCAAAAGAAGAGGGCGTCTCTTATAGGAAGCTTGGCAATAGTTACAGGATTAAATCCACAGGCAAGCTGTCCTACAAAGCTGACCTGGACAAGCTGACCCCGTTGGTTAAAGACTGGGAGATCAAGCCCATCAAAATTGAAACCAAGGCTGATGAGGCCATGCTTAAGCACATTCGGGCGAACTGCCCTGATCTATGGCGCGTCATCGCCATTGCAGTAACTACCAAGCCCAGCAAAACCGCTGTAACCATTGAGGAGACAATTGATGACCTTTGATTTAAAAAGCATACGCAAGAACGAGGCCATCGCAGCGCCTAGGGTGGTGTGTTACGGGGTAGAGGGCATAGGGAAGAGCAGCTTTGCCGCAAGCGCAAATAAGCCCATCTTTATTTTGACTGAGGACGGCCTGGGCTCGCTCAAGGTCGATCACTTCCCCATGGCCCAGTCGTTTGATGATGTCATGCGGGCCATCGATAGCCTGTACACTGAGAAACATGACTTTGAGACTGTTGTTTTGGACAGTCTGGACTGGCTTGAAGCCATTATTCAACGCGAGATTGAGGCCAAGCATGAGGCCAAGGATCTGGCGTATGGCAAGGGCGCCTTGATCGCCGCCGAGAAATGGCGCGAAATCCTTGAAGGGTTCAACGCGCTTAGAAATGATAAGGGCATGGCGGTCATCCTGATTGCCCATACCACGATCAAGAGGTTTGATAGCCCTGAGACGGAACCATATGATCGTTATCAACCGAAACTCCAGGAGCGCAGTAATGCTGTTGTGCGCGAATGGTGTGATGCCCTGCTGTTCGCAAACTATAAGACCATCGTAAAGAATGCGGATGTCGGGTTTAACAAGGCAGTTGCTCGCGGAATTAGCACGGGCGAGCGTCTGCTTTATACGAGCGAAAAGCCGGCCTACATGGCCAAAAACCGCTACAACCTTCCAGAAAGCATTCCGCTATCCTGGAATGCCTTTATCGCAGCAATAATTTAACCAAGGAGAAGACCAATGCCTGAACTAGATTTTGATATTGCAGACTATGCCGCCCCGGCGCTTTCTAACTTCGACCCCCTGCCGAAGGGAGATTATAACGCCATGATTACCAGCTCTGACGTGAAAGAAACCAAGGCTGGTAATGGCCGGTATGTCGAACTGGTGATCGAGATTACGGATGGCGACTTTGCCCGCCGTAAGATCTGGGATCGCCTGAATGTCGATAACCCTGATGGTGAAACTGAAAAGAGAGCGCGCGGGCAGCTGCGGTCCGTTAGCGATGCCTGCGGTATTTCCCAGCTGAAAAGCACGGAACAGCTGCATGACATTCCGTTCAAGCTGTCCCTGGACATTGATCGCCGTGATCCGACCAGGAACAAGGTGCGGGGCTATTCGAACGCTAAGCAGGCGTTCGAGATCAACAAGCCGGCGCTGGCCGTGACTTCCGGCAAGAAGCCATGGGAGCGTAAGTAATGCGCGACGATTATGGTATAGAAGAGGGAGCGTATGATTACGTTGAATCAATCAAGTCATCTTTTGAAAGCGACAACAGCGCGTATTTGCGTTCTATCGCTATCAGCTTAAAGCGCGTTGCTGATTATCTTGATCCGCCCGGCGGGTTAGGCGGTATTTTAGATATTATTAATGTTTTAGAAAAGGCAGAAAAATAATGCCTCCGCTGCCCGAATCCATGCACACCACGGCTCGCAAGATTTACGAGTGGTACGAGAGCAAAAAAGAAGGCCACCGCGAGCATCTGGGCGCGTCATTGATCGGGCATCACTGTGACCGTTATCTTTGGCTTACATTCCGTTGGGCAGCGCGCCCCCAGTTTGGGGGGCGCGTCCTTCGGTTGTTTGATACTGGCAAAAGGGAGGAGCAGCGTGTTTACGAAGAACTTCGGGCCATCGGGGTTGAACTACACACCGAAGAAGATGGTAAGCAAATCGAC